AAGTGGAGGCATGGATTCGTCCGTGCTTCTGTTTATGGCTGGTAGACAGGACTTTACTGAAGTTCATACACTAACTCTCGATTATGGTCAACGCCATGGTCGAGAGATTGAGTGTGTTAGTAAGCAGCTTAACGATGCTAAATTAAAATACCCTAACACGATTTTTACAAATAAAGTGTTAGATGTAAAATACCTAAAAGATATTTCACCTACATCTTCTTTAACTAATCTTGAGATTGATAACCCAGATATTAATAAGATTGCAGGTGACGCTCAACCAGCTTCATATGTACCATTTAGAAATCAAATGTTTCTATCTATCTGTTGTGCGTATGCAGAGAGCATGCAAGCAGATACAATTTGGTATGGTGCAGCTCAAGTAGATTCACTTGCTGGTTACTGGGATACTACAGATTACTTTATTAGTTCATTTAACAAGCTGATTTCGCAGAATAGAAAGCATCAAATTACAATCGAAGCTCCTTTACTTGAAATGAGTAAAGCTGATATTGTTAATGAAGGTGTTGAATGTAATATCAACTTTGCTGATACATGGACATGCTATAGTAATAGAAAAGACGGATTGGCAGATGCTACCACTCCGTCTTCTAGTCTAAGGATTCGAGGCTTTATTGAAGCAGGTTATCGAGATCCTATACAGTATGTTCAGCAAGATTCGTTAGACGAACTGTACCAAGCTAATAACTGTAGGGAATTACATCCCATAGTTTCTTAGCTCAGCTAATTGCTTCCATGTCTTAGGTTTCATCCGCTCTTTGAATGTCATAGTTTGAGGAGCGGCTTCCTGTTTATGAGATCTACGAGTCATACCTTCAAGATATATTGATGTATAGCTTTCCATATAAGGAGTTTCTTCATCACAATTACAATCTTCTTCGTCCTCGCAATCGCAGCCCTCTTCATCTTCAGGTGCATTTTTGAAGCCTCTCTTTCTTGCAATCCCCTTTTCCCATGGTTCAGCCTCACCGTCATCATCTAGATCCGCTTTTTCAGCATCATATTCTTCATCATCATCCTCGAGTAGATCATCAGGTGGAACGCCTCTTTCTCTCAACCTTTCATTGTTTCTTAATGCTTCAAGTCTTTCTCTAACTTTTTGATCTTCGATTGAGTAATCTACATCATATCTATCATAGAAATAGTCTTCGTCATCATATTCTTCATCCTCTGTCACACTACCGAACCTACCTTCAGCATCTGCACGAGCATCAGCAATATGATCTTGATTATACTGAGGGTTAGCTATGATAAACTCGATATAGTCATCATCTACTTTAGATGCAGGATTATAGCCAGTCACACCGCCTCCTGTTAGTTGAATATCGATCTCGCCTGTTTCAGGATCTTTAGTCGCAGTGTAATATATCACACCATCAACTTCTTCACCATCATCGCCATAAAAAACAGTCTCGGCTTCTCCTTGATATACATTACCGCTACCCTCTTCGTCTTCACCTTTACGTTTACCGAAAGTATCGTGCACCATACTATCTAGTTTTTTGTGGAACTTAGTCTCTTCACCTCTACTAGCACCATATTCTTCGTCTTCTGAAACAGCTTTATCAGAGTGAAGATCAACAACAATTTGAGCCTCGTCGATATCAGGTCTTGCTCTCATAACAAGACTCAAGATCATGTCTTCTGCATCTTGCACAGATGTACCAAAAGAACCAGAAGGTCCTTCAACATTAACACCACGACGCGTCTTCTCAGCAGTAAAATTCGGTTGTTTGTTAAAGAATTTAACAAGCTTATCAACAAGGGTATCGCGATCTTTGATCACACCGATATTGATATCAATATCATCAAAATTTAACTTTACATCTTCTGCCCCTTTGAAGCCAATACCAGCAGCAACATCAGCTCTATCTACAACTTCACGATCAGCATCATCAAGAGTGTTTACAAGTACATCAACAGCAGATTGAACATCTGCTTCTTCTCCACGTGCTGCAGCTTTAAGCGCAAGAGTCTGCTGCTTAGCTTCACCTGCAGCTTTTCTTTTTGCAGCAAGCTCAGCAGCTTGTGCAGCATACTTATCACGTCTACCACCGCTACCACCTTCAACTTTAGCATCAGGCATCATATCCCTACCACGGTTAAGAGTAGCACGGTTGATATAATTTTCGAGCTCAGTAGGCATTGCTTCTTCAATTCGAGCGCTATTAGCTACAATTTCTTGGCTTTTACCTTTAATAACTTCAAGTAGAGCGAGCTGCTTACCTTTAAATCCCTGTCCTTTAAGGATCATCTTACGTTCATCATCACTAATTATATCAAGTTCATATAAAAATGTTGCAAGAAACTTAACTGTATCGTATGGAGCAGAGCTCATACCGCGAGTTGCCATAGACTTAGTAATACCTCCAAACGATGGATGAGTACCTGCAAACGGAGATGTTTTAGCTTCAGTAATAAATCCATACCGTGTTAGTAGATTATCGAAAGATCTCATATATCATATATTTATACAGGTATAACAAAATTATTGAATATGTGTGCAATAGTATCTTCGAGTAACAAAGAAACATTTAAAAAGTTGTTAAAACACAACAATCATAGAGGTACATTCGCTTCTAGTTTAATTAAGATCGATCAAAAGAGTATAGATGTACATAAGTCGCAAGGTCTATTTGATGAAAACTTACTAGATTCTGAAGGTGACAAGCTATTTGTTGGTCATGTTCAAGCACCTACATCTGATGTACGTGAATGGAGTAAAGACACATCACATCCTTTTGAATCTGAAGAGTGGTTAGTGATCCATAATGGTGTCTTAACGAACCATAAGGAACTGGACAGTAGCGTTAAAGTAGATACTCAGTGTATAGTTAATATGTTGCAGAATGAATCAGAGCAAACAAAAAATTCTGAAGGTAACTGTATCAAATCTGTATGTGATAAATTGAAAGGTACATTTGCTTTGTTTATAGTTAATAAAAAAACGCACGGCATGTATATATTACGTCAAGGTTCATTATTACACTATAATGATAGCGGTGATGTATCATCGCTTAGATATGATGGTATGAAGCTTCTTCCCGAAGGAACCATATTAAAATACCACCAAGGTAAATGGTCAAAGCATTTGACATTTACTTCTAGTTCTCCATTTTTATTTTTATGAGTACATTTTTCTTCTCAGTAACAAAAGGTAAGAAAGAAGATACACTTCTTTTCAAGCACAACAGGCACGATTATGATATTTTCTTTGTAGAAGATAACACAAAACCTCTCGCAAAAGTATACAACAAAGCAATCGATTTCGCTATTAAAGAAGAAATCGATACACTTGTGTTGATGCATGACGACATTATTATCGAGTCTGATCTATTCAAGAAAATACCTGAATTGCAGACACAGTTCGATGTTATTGGCGTTGCAGGCACAACAGAGTGTAAGTTAGAGCAACCAGCTTTATGGCATATAATGGGTGGAGGATTCCAAGGAGGCAAGCTTCATGGAGCTGTTGCTCATATCAATGATGATAAAAAATATATGACAGCGTTCGGAGCATATCCGCATCGAGCTGTTCTTATAGATGGTGTTTTTATGGCTATCAAAAAAGAAGTGTTTACATCTGTAAGATTTGATGAAGAGAATCCAGCTGGGTTTCACTTTTATGATCTTTCATATAGTCTTGAAGCACACAAACAAGGTTTTAAAGTTGGTGTTAGTGATATTACAATAACACACGCTTCACCTGGATTGAGAGAGTTTACAGAAGAGTTTAATAAAGGACAAGAGTACTTTCTGAATAAGTGGAAAAATGATAATCGTTAATAGCAGATTAAATTACGGCTCAAACTGGGAGTCGCCAGATGTTTATCTCTTTACAGGTAACAGCTACATTACAAAAAATAAAAAGCTTGTAATGGGTCGTGGTGCTGCGCTAGCGTGCAGAGATCTATTTAAGGATTGTGATAAGCAATTCGCATTTAAGATTCTTACAAGCAAGCATACTCCGAATTATTATGTAGAGTTTGTTGAACTTGCTCCTAATAAATTATTAGGCGCGTTTCAGGTCAAATATAATTTTGCAGATAGTGCTGATATTGAGTTGATTAAAAAGAGCACAGATAAGCTCACTCATATTGCTGCACAAAAACCAAATGTAACATTTCATATGAATTTTCCGGGTATTGGTTATGGAGGGTTACCACTTAATAGTGTATTACCTATAGTTGATAAACTCCCAAACAACGTTATTCTATACAAGTGAGTAAATTAGATAATGACTTCTTTGAAAAGGTTTTATGTTATAAAGCACTTTCTGATTCTACATATCTGGCATCAATTGCAGATTATGTAAAGCCAACATATTTTAAGGATAGTAACATTGGAGTTATCTTTAAAATAATTACAGCATTCTACGAAAAGCGAAATAAGCTGCCAACGAATACTGAACTCAAGTCTTATTTAACAACTGATGAGCTTAAAGCTTCGTATCGTTCTGTGATCGAGTCATTGAGAGATATCGATAAGAATCTCGACAAAGATGAGTTGTATGATAACACAGAAAGATTCTTAAAGGAGAAAGCTGTGTATATCACCATGCTTGAAGTAGCAGGGGATATGGCTTCTGGGGAAATAGATACATCTTCTATCTTACAAAAGATAGAAAAGTCGTGTAGTATAAATCTTGTAACTGATAAAGGTTTAGATCTCTACGGTGATATAGATAGAATTATTGACGACTTACAAAATGTACAGCAAACTATTCCATCAAAATGGCCATGGTTAGATGATGCACTCAATGGTGGTTTTCTAAAAGATGGAAGAGCATTATATATCTTTGCAGGTGAATCAAACATCGGTAAATCAATCTTCTTAGGTAACATTGCAGCTAATATCGCTAATCAAGGTAAGACTGTTCTTCTTATAACCTTAGAGATGTCTGAGCTATTATACGCAAGACGTATATGTTCAAATATCACAAAAATTTCGATGAATGAACTTTCATCGAGTACAGCAACGCTCAAAGCAATGCTGAGTGAGAATCATGATGATACAAAAGGTAGAATACTTATCAAAGAGTTTCCACCTTCGACTATCACACCGAATTATCTCAAAGGCTATATTAAGAAGATTACAGATACGGGTATCCGGATAGATGCAATTGTTCTTGACTATATTAACTTGATGCATTCTACAGTTGGTAATAACTCGTATGAGCGTATCAAATATATTGCTGAGCAAATACGCGCAATGTCATATACCTTTAACTGTCCGGTTATCTCAGCTACGCAGATTAACAGATCTGGCTTCAATACTGAGAATCCAGATATGACAACAATCTCTGAAAGTATTGGCTTGTGTGCTACTGCTGACTGTATTACATCTATCTTTCAAAATGAAGAAGATAGAGAACTAGGTGTAATCAGACTTGGTATGATGAAAAATCGTTATGGTGCTAGGGGTACAACTCAAGCAATGCGTATCGATTACTCGACTCTATCTATATCACAGTCAGATGAAGACCCTGTCCTGCAGGAAGAATATAGTGATTCTACATTTAGAATCCTAGAAGCTCTAAGTGAAAAGTAGCATTTGATCAAAGTAGGTGTAAATAAATTAATGAACGTAGCAATATGGACAGATAATGATCTTGATGGTGCTGGGTCTGCATTAGCAATAAAACTAATGTATGGCTCATCTCCTGTTAACTTTACTATACAAGATGTAAATGATAGTACATTTGCTGGTATGTATAGAAGCTGGTCAGATGCTAACTATGAATCTTTTGATAAAATATACATTCTCGATGTATGGGTTCCTGATGAAATCGTGAGTCTTGTTGATAGAGAGAAAGTCATTATTATCGACCATCACAAATCTCATGTTGATGTGAAGGACAGATATAAAGTAGCAAAAGCTATTATTGAAGATTGTTCATCTTGCTGTAAGCTTATTGTCGAAAAGTTTGATAGAATCTTTTCTAAGATTCTTACAGATAAACAAAGAGAGTTATTTAAGATAGTTGATGACTATGATAGCTATACTCTCAAGTTTCCTGATACACTTAAGCTTAACTCTATCTATCATAGCTATAACGCACCAAAAGGAACCAAGTTCATTGAGCGGTTCGCGAACGGACTAGGAGAATATACAGCATTTGAACAGAATGCATATAAGCTATTTTGTAATAAGCTAAAAGATGCTATCGAAAATGCAACTTTCTTTAAAGGTACGCTCAAAGGGTACAATGTTATTAGTTGTGTGGCAAATAGCTGTATCAACGAGCTAGCACATTACTCTCTCAAGAAGTACAACGCAGATATTGCTATAGTTGTCAATACAACATCGTGTAAAGTCTCGTTTCGTAAGAAGAAAAATAGCTGCACTATTCAGTTGAATAAGTTAGCTGAAATTCTATGTAATGGAGGTGGTCACGAATATGCTGCTGGTGGAGAAATCACTGATAATTTCCTTAACTTCACTAAAACACTTTCGCCATGCACGTAACAACAATAGCAAATCCATCGCAGAGTATTATAGATAGAGAAACTGAGCATATGTTGCTCAGTTATTGCTCTTATTGTACCCTTCTCAAAGGCAAAAAGCTTAGTTTTCAGAATGTCTTTGTTTTAACTCTACAAGATGAACAATTACGAAATGTATTTAAAGAGTTAATAGGAGTTGATTCTAACATAGAAGTGTTTAAAATCTTTTTAGAGTACGATCCGACGATTACAAAAAGTAAGTATATCACCCGTTATCTTAATTCAAAGACTATTTTAACATATTAATAGAACAAAATAATTAACAAAAATGTCTCGGTACATGATTAAATAGATTATATGGAGAATTTTCCAAATATTGCGGCTATATACAAACTGACATGTACTATTAATAATAAAATCTATATCGGTAAAGCAGTTAATTTATTTAATAGGCTTAAAAATCATAGAAATAGTCAAAACTACAAAGAAGGCAAATGCTATTTTCAAAATGCTATAATAAAGTATGGGTGGACTTCATTTATTGTTGAAATATTAGAGACTTTTGAAGATTTTAACAAAGAAAGAGATAAAGCTAAAATTCTCGAACGCGAAGCGTATTATATACAGTTATTTGATTCTACAAACAGTGCCATAGGTTATAATTTATGCAGATATTCTAACGACAGAACTGGTGTTCCGTGTTCTGAAGAAACAAAAATAAAGATGAGTAATGCCAGTAAGGGTAAACCCAAATCAAGAGAGGCAGTTGAAAAAATGAGACAATCAAAACTCGGTAAATCTAACGGTCCTCACACACCTGAAACTATAGAAAAAATGAGACGATCAAAATTAGGTAGGAAGAGAGCTCCATTTTCTAAAGAAACTATAGAAAAAATGAAACAAGGTCAAGCAAAAAGAGCTCCGATGTCAGAAGAGACTAAGAAAAAAATTAGTATGTCGAGTAAAGGCAGGCCTAAATCTAGAGAAGCTGTTGAAAAGATGAGGTTATCAAAAATAGGTAGACGTGCTTCAGAGGAAACAAAGGAAAAGATGCGAGCTTCGCACCGTAAAAGAACTCAAACTGATACAACAACACTATGTCCGTAAGTGAGAAAGAAAAGAGAATATACAATTCGTACAATATTTCTTTTAGAAAGACGAATAGTAAGCCCTTTAAAATAAGGAAAGACTTTACGAGTCTCGATCCAACAACTACCTTAGTGCTTCATAAACTTTCCTCTCTGTTTGAGAGGAATCCTACTATCGATATCGATGACTTTTTTATTGCACCATATAAAGTTTATGATTCGCAAACGTATAACCCAATTGATTTTTATCTAACTCGAAAAGCACTAAAATGCTATTCGCTATACAAGACGACGAAGGAGAAAGAAAGTCCAGATAGCGAAGAAGTTATAGAGAGATGCAAAGCTGCGTGTTCCTTTCTATATCGCTTCTGTAGAATAAATAATATTACACTTGATCAATATAAGTCGATGGTGGTTGGCACTATGCCAATTGTCATTCAACACTTAAAGGATCATAGTGTAAACTTTTATGTGATTCACGCGTTGGATTGCAATAAAGTTTTAAGGTCGGTAGGTCAAGAATTACTTGATTTTTTAATACCTGACTTTAATATGATAAACAATGAAACGAGAATTAATTACAGTAAGTCAACTAAACTAAAACATACTTTAAGTAAGGCTCTTGACATTATTAAACAACAACTAGAAAAACAAACAATAAAATAACAAAAAGAAACAGAAAATATGAGTAAGGCATTTAATACATCAATGTTCCAGTCAATTAAGGCAGCTCTTGCTAAGAGCAATAACGAAGGCGGTAACGCTACCTATACAGAGATCATGAAAACGTCTCCGGGTAATACATACACAGTCCGCCTTCTTCCATATTCGCCAGATCCGAAGAATACATTCTTCCACTACTTCAACCATGGTTGGGTATCGTTTGCGACTGGTCAATATGTACAATCACTTTCACCTATGACATTTGGTGAACGTGATCCAATCGCAGAAGAACGTTATCGTGCTCTGCGTATGGGTAGCGAAGATGAAAAGGAGAAAGCAAAAGCTATCAAGAGAGCTGAAAAGTATCTTGTTAATGTGTATGTAGTCGAAGATCAATCGAACCCAGATAACAATGGTAAGGTTAAACTTCTTCGTTATGGCAAACAGCTTCATAAAATTATTATGGATGCTATCGAAGGTGAAGATGCTGAAGAATTCGGTCATCGTATCTTCGATCTAAGTAAAGAAGGTGTCAACTTTAAGATTAAATGTGAGAACCAAGGAGAATATCCTACATATGTGTCTTCACGCTTTACTGCTACTGGTAAGCTTAATCTTTCAGAAGATGAACAGAAGAAAATCTATGATAGTGTATTTGACTTGACTAAAGTTTTCCCGCTTAAGTCAGCTGATGAACTCAAGCAAATGCTTGATGAACATTATCATTGCAAGTCTGCAGAAGAAGCTCCTGTTAGAGAGATTCAACGCGAAGCTGTTAAAACTCCGCAAGCTCCGACTCCAGCTCCTGTAGTTGCATCCGATGAAGAGGATGCATATGACGATATCGACGACCTTCTTAAAGACCTATAATATATGACCCCTGAGGAACAACAAGCGCTAGTACAGTTTTTCGGAACTGTACACGCGCAAGCTAAAAGCGCAGATCAGATGATCGTTCATGGAGCAAAAGATCTGCGACCAGTAAGTACTGAGATACAAAATCAACTTCAACAGTTTCTTGTAAGTCAGCAGCAACCTCAATATCAGCAACCGGTTCAAAGCGAGCCGGTTGCTTTTATGCCGCCACTTCCGCAATATGCGCCGCCGGTGCAACACGCACCTGAACCGCAGCCTGCTGAGCAGCAACTTGACTTTTTTACATACAACGCGAATAATGATAACCAGGATATGGATAAAATTGTTAAGCGTGTAACAGAAGCTGCAAATTATCTACACGATATAAAGGTAAGTCTTAAAACAATAGTAGAGATTTTAGAGAAGAATAGTATACAATCAGATACAGATCATAATGTTAAAGCATCAAGTAAAAATCGAGTCAAAGAATGAATTTCTAAAGTTCTTAGACGCTGTTTCGATCATCAATGAAGCTTGCATACTGAGCATACAATCAAATGTATGCTCAGTTTTGTCTATAGTTCCTGACGAAACGCTCTATATTTTAGGAGAGTATAAAGGAGTTACTTCTGAACAGAATTGTAACTTGAATATACCGAACCTTAAAAAACTTTCACGTGTCCTAGAAGATGTAAGTGAGCAAGAAATTGAGTTCGAAGTAGATGGCAATAGTATTAGTTATTGCGATAATAGTGTTAAGTTTAGATATCATTTATATGACGATAACTTCCTAGCTAAACCAAAAGTTAAGGCTGAGAAGATAAAGGCGTTTAAGTATGATACTGAATTTACTCTGCCAAAGACTGCATTGCCTGCAATTGTCAAAGGCAGCTCTTTCGCTCAAGGCTGTCGGAAGGTTTACCTGTATACTGAAGGCAATCTTTTAAAGGCAGAGATGACAGATAAGGAAAAACGTAATACAGATTCATTAGCTTTAACATTAGGTGAAGTTGATTTTGAGTTATCACCTATTATTCTTAATCTCGATAATCTTAAACTGATATACTCGATAGGCGGAGAGTTAAATGTAAAAATTAACTCAGATCTAGGAGTAACAGCAATAGATTCGACTAGTAATTCAACATATTTAAGATACATATTAACATCACTCGTATGACAACAACAGCAAACTATCCTCAGAAGAATAAAATCACAACTCTTTCATATTTTGTAAAGCGTCTTAAAGACTCTGGATTCAATACATGGAAACTTGTTGATAATTATTCACAAGCTGACCCTCGTAAATGGACAATCATGATAGATCCAGGTAATACATCTGTGTTTGTAACATGTTACGAAAATAAGGATTTCAAATCAGATAAGATGTTTGAAATTAACGATGGCGACAGATACTTTCCTCGTAACTTTTCTGTAAAGACAAGCTCGATGGAAGTTATTATTGCGCTACTAGTTGAAAAAGGTATTCCTCAAGTAAGTCAACAAGAGCAGTAATGGACGACATCTCACTAGGAGATACATATGCAGTTCATACCGGCGCATACGCTGGTGAACTGCTTATTTGTGTAGGTAAGGAAGGTAAAAATTACAACTTCCTTGCAACACCAACAATGGAAAATAGAATTATACCTCGTGTTATTGTTGAACACGGAAGGAACAAGGGTATAATTAAATTCGTAGAAGTGGTACCGGATTATGTACTGCAAATATCAAAAGAACAATTTAAAGTAAATGAAAACTCTAATAATAGACGGGAATAATACAATACATCGAACATACTGGACTGCTAAAAATCAAGTTCAGCGTATGAAGAGCGATGATCCTGATCTACTTAGAAACTTTCATATTCACTTTACTCTCAATGCGATATTTTCGTATGTATGCAAATACAAGCCAACGCGCACAATTTGCGTATGGGATGAAAAACCTGACTACATGCAGAACGACCGTAAAGCGCAGTTCGGTGAGTACAAAGGCAATAGAAGTTCTGATTCCTCTCCACATGAAAATAACGAGACGATTAAACGCTTCTTATCTAACTTAAGCGTGTTGTCAATGTTTCCTCGTCAACTTGAAGCGGATGATATTGTCGCATTTTTGTGCCACGAACTTGAAGGTAAAAAAGTTATTGTATCTGTCGATAAGGACTTTCTTCAACTAGTTAATAAAGATGTTACACTGTTTAACCCTATCAAGAAAGAGGAATATGATTACACAAACTTTGCTGAAGTAACTGGTTTGCCTGATACAAAGACATGGTTAGATGTAAAATGCTTAACAGGTGATAAATCAGACAATGTTCCAGGTATCGCAAAGTTTGGCAAGGTCAAAGTTCAGAAATGGCTTAAAGGTGAAATTACTCTCAATGAAGAGGAGCAAGAAATTGCAAACCGTAATAGGTCTTTATTTTCCTTAGATCTTTATAAGTCATACGATGATGAGAAATCGTACTATGAGACACAATTGCAAAAAGAGCAGGTGTCATCATGGAAAGAATTTCTTAAAGATTGTAACGAATTACAACTAAACCAAATTTTAAGTAAAAAAGATAGTTGGCATTCTGCTTTCTTCCTCCAAAATAAGTTACAGTCACTGTTTGCATGATTACACTACCGGAAGAATATGTTGTCTCGAAATTTTATCAGTATACATATCAACCGAAGTACAATCGATACAATCAAACTTATCAGGGTGGGTGTCCGATTTGTAGAGAGGGTGATTCACTAGGTAGAAAACAGAGATGTTATTACATCTGCAAGACAGATGTAATCTTTTGTCATAACTGTGGATGGTCAAGTAGAACATTCAAATGGATCAAAGAAGTTTCACGTAAAACTGATTCAGAAATCTTAGAGG